ATTCTTCTTTATTCATTTTAACTTCAAGGTTTCTACCCTTGATGGCACTCGGTTTAGTAATGTGTACATACTTGGTTCCAACGAATCCTTTTTCCGTATTGAGATAGCGTTGGTCCGCAACAGCTTTCTTTGCATAATCTCTGTTTAATTGTGGGGACATCGTTCCTCCTTAGGATTTTTAAAGATGTCTTTATACCGACCTTTATAACCATAACTTCCATGATGAATTAAGGTTGAATCAATATGCGCATGGACTTTAAAACCTACCGATCGTGCGAGATCACAGAAGGCCATGTCTTCTCCGGTCCAGTTGTTGTCTTTAAAATTACAGTGAAAAAAATTATAGACTTTAACTTGATCTGGAAAAGTCTGCACTCCAGGGTCTTGTTTAATCAGCAGCTCTGGATGTTTTTCTATAAGTTTTTCAAAGACATTTCTTTTAATCAGCATCATTCCTGCGGGGCCATTAAGAATCTCAACCACTCCATTCACGACATTGACATTCTGTGAATCGGGAAGGTTAACGGTATATCGGACATAGTTGGGATCATTGGTTTTAGCCCGGTAGGGTGCACAAATAATATCTTTTTGAGCGAGTAGCATTTTAATGACACACTCCGGTTCAAATTCTAAGTCGGCATCAATAAATAATAAGTAGTCTTCTTTACGCGTTAGGAATCGAGAGGATAAAATATTTCTCGCGTAAGCCACGTAAGGGGACTTCATCGTGTTTAATTCAAACTGAATGCCGGCTTTGGTAATCTCTTTAATTAATTTTAACATAGAGATCATGGTATTAATTTTAACCATGTCATAGCAGGGCATTGCAATATGGATAGAAGGTTTTTTCATTAACAAATCCATCCTAGTAAAAGTTGACCTTTAGCATTGTACCACCCTTGATATTTCGGGTTGCCATCTCTTTCGTTATAATATTTCATATTCACATCTACCCAGTTTTCGGCGATCGTATGACAGTTATCACCGTTGTGCTTAAATTTTATTTTATCTATATCCACTCCGTTCGTGCTTAACAGCAAAATGAAGGCTATATATTTCATTAGTCTTCGGGCTGATCACCTGGTTTATCATCGTGCTTTTTCTTTCCCCATCGAATGGCTTTTTCAAATCCCGGTGTCTCAATGTTTAATTTAGCATAAGGTCTCCAACTTTCTTTTACTAAATTAAGTTCAATTAATAATACAGACCACTGCTTGGCACTGATATTATCACAACTAATTGTGACTGATCTTTTAACGGTGTTTAATTGCTTCGTACGCATGTGTTTTAATATCTTTCTCCGTTTTAATTATAGTTATTACATCTATGCCACTATAAGTTTTAGCATATACATTGTGACTAATCGCTAGGCTCGAACCGGAGCTCAGCATTGCAAACTCACTGCATCCGGTGAGTGCGACCACCATCAACATAGATAGGATCAATTTGGTCTTCATCTATTTCTCCTTCTGAATTACACTCCACACATTGAGCAATCTGCTCTTTGTTTGGAGGTTTCTGTGGAAGCCGGATATATCCATTACCTCCACACTTGGGACAAAAGACTTTTTTAGTCTTTGTTTCCTTTTCCATTGGGTTTTCCTTTTTTAGTCTTTTTTATTTCTTTATCAACTAGATATTCGATGGTCTTTGACAATGACAAAGGGACATCAAATATTTCTTTACTTAAAATTCCTACGTCGCTATAAGTTTTTAACGACAAGGAAACATTTTTAAATTTAGTTATATCTGTCATAATATTCTCCTTAATTATTATAATATATGGGATAATATATAAGGGGTTTGAGGAAGTTTGTCAAGATGAAAATTATCACTTTAACCATTATTATTTGTTCTGCTTTATACGGAAATTGTCAGCAGCCTTACACCAAGAATGTAGAGTTTAAGACGTGGGCGGAGTGTCTGTATGCTGGAACCAATGACACCTTAACGTTATATAACGTGATGGGGGACGCATATATCAACACTAATAAGGTTTTTGTAAAGTTTATGTGTTCAGAAGTTATAAAACCCAAGGAAGAATTAGGGTCTTGACAGTAATTAATGTGTGACATATATATCACATAATATTCACACCTTTTTCTTTCTGCCTCTTTTTCTAAGAGGCAGAAAGTTTCTTAATTATCTTCCCTGGCCCACATTGGGTTTATACTGTCTCTTTTCTGCCTTATTCATACGTTTTTTGTGACGTCCAATTTTAGGTCTGGTGCGCTTGACGTATGTATTGACCCCGAATTTATGTTTCTTGCCCATCTAAGTCTAGTTTCATTCGATATTGAAACTTATCCTTGTCCACTACGTGGGGGATATAAGAAATTTTTCCATTCACCTTTTGTTTAGTATCATTACCGCATGTCATACATCGATAGATACAGTTTTGCCAAAGACAAACTAGAATAGTTTCTTGGTGACAGTGAGGGCACGTGCCATTTACTATTTCTGTTTTGACTTGAAAATTAAGCCCGAGATCAGATTTCTGATTTGAGTGATCGGATTTAGAAATGTTCTTAGGACCTTTTTTAGTTTTTTTAAATATATCATTATAATTATCCTTATATTGTTGTGTGGGTATTCTTGATCTTCCATCCCAACGTCTATCTTTTTTCTCTTTAGACATTAGTATAGATCTTTCCACTCTGTATCTTTAACCACAGAGTTATCTAGATGGGGTTGTTTGATCTTGTCTTTTGTATCCACTTCGATATCAGTGGTAGGTTCCACGATATCACTCTCTACACGCCCAATAAAAAAAGACTGACTCTTTTCTTGAAGAGGTTGAGGTTTAGGAACTATAACTGTATGGGTTATGTCGATTGGTTTTACCATGTTTCTCCTTACGCGTATATTTAGTTTTATCTTTTACCACACGTTGATGGTACCGTCCATCCCTTAAATTTTTTGCAATCGGGTCTCTAGTCGAGGATGATTTTCGTGATGTGTTTTTCACCTAGATACATCTCAGTTTCAGCTTTAGATTTGATACATTTATAAGATACGGTTTCACTGTACTGGCGTTCCGCTTCACGCTTCCCACGAAGGCAAACTCCCATCGAGGGTTGAATACGGTGTTCTTTAATTTCTCCGTTTACAAACATGAGTAATGCGATCACTGTCTCAACCATTATTGTGTTCCATTCTTATAGTGTATTTCTCTGTTAGCATCTTTGAGCTTTTCAATATCCATTAATACTTTGTCCATTTGTTTTCTTAAAAATTCAATATTAACTTTATTTAAAGACATAGAATCGATATGTGCATTTAACTTATCCGTGGTTTTGTAAAGATCCTCAATCATCATGAACTGCTCAGAATCTGCGGGCAAACTGCCCAGCTGGCCCCGGGGCCACTTGATCCGGAATTCTGTGTTCTCTTTTAAATCTTTTTCCATTAGTTCTAATGTAGTTGAAATTCTATTTTGGGTCTCAATGATACCGAAGTAAGCCCAGGTCCCGATCGCGACCATGGCGATCAAAGAGGCTACCGTTTTCATCGGCATCTGAACGGCCGCTTCCTCCGAAATTTTGAGAGGTTTACCCATTAGTTATATGAATACCCTGATGGGGTATCTTCCTTTTCTAAAATTTTAAATAATTGTTTATGTTGTTCCATAATGTCTTCGTCTGAATCTTTCATCTTATCAACCTGGTCTTCTAGCTTAAGTACTTGTCTCTCTAATTTATCCACTTTATCTTCATGCACGGCTTGAATTGTAGAGAGCTCAAATGTACGGCTAAGGCTCCAGCCACCCAGGGCTATGAGCAATCCAACTAATAATGTCATAAGCTTGTCAGCCATTAAAATATAATCTCCATGACTAAGTATAGCGTAATAAAGATGAACATTCCAGTCATTTGAATGTCATAGGGGAAATTGGTCATTCTTTTTGGTTTATATCTCCCCAAATAATTTTGTATTTTAACTTGCCACCATCATCCCCCTGCGTATGATCAGTGGGTTCTTCAATCTGAAGAACATGCTTTACGCCTTTACACCCAACAGAAAAAAGACACAACAAACCGATGATTATAGAAGATATTAAATATTTCATCCATCTAGTCGTTTTGTTTCTTTTTTTTCTTGCGATGCTTCTTGCCCTTAACATCTTTAAAGTTCGATATCTCATTTTGTATTACCTCAATTTTCATTTTAATCACAACCATATCTTGTGATAAGGAAAATGATCTTTGTAGTGACCATCCTCCGAGCGCTAATACAATAGCGAGTAAAGCAGTTATTAATTTATCATTCATTATTTACCTTAGGCGTATATTCATACGTTTGTTGTTCTGCGTTTTCTTGTTCGTCTTTTATTTGACAACATGTACCTGATTTTTCTTTTTCTTTGGTATGCATATTGCAAGTTCGTTTTTCTTCTATTGACATACTTCACACTCTTCGTGTTTGCAGTCATTACAGGGACACACTCCATACATATCTGAATGTTCACCTACGTTACAATGACAATCACAATTACATTCAGTACATTTTTGCATTATTAACCTTGTATTGTTTGCTGGCAGGAAGGACAAGATTTTTTAAATCTTGAATGAGCTTGGCAGTGAGATAGAACTTTAGAAATTGCTTCTTCTTTTATACCAAATATTTTTTTCCATATAGCTTTAATTAATTTAATCATTTTTCTTTTCCTCAATGTTGTAGAAGAATCTATCTGAATCTTCGGTCTTCCATCTTCTACTATTCTCAACAGTCCAATCACTGGTTTGTACCTTCCAATCAGTTGGAACTTCATCTTTCACCGTGAAAGACGGTATGCTCCAGATTAATCTATTGTTTGGCTGAGCGGCGTAATTACCATTTTCAAGTGCCATTACGTGGGCACACTTATGTTCTTGCGGAATCTCAGAATGATCCGTATCGACTATATTACCTTCTGGGTGGGCCCAGTCAACTGTAAAAAGATAATTGCCATGATACCATGACTTATTTTTTCCTATATATTTCCCAGATTGACCAGCTAAAATATCGTAAGTAGTAATAGCAGGATAATAACTAAAACAATTCCAAAGCTCCAACTCGTCAAGTCGCATCCTAGGAACTTTTTTGACATCAAATCCTCGCTGTAGGAAGGCAGAAATCGGAAGACGATAGAAGATAGCACCATTTTCCATAATTGCATGAAAGAGTAATGCATGGCCTGTAATCGATGCCATCCCAAAGATGAGGCAGTCTTCAGCTTCTCCCACATGTCCGGAAAGGTCATATAGATATTCTCTTCTGACCTGCGCGTAGGTCGCAGGAATATTTGCGTTTAAGTATGCCATCCAACATAAAACCTTACAGTGCTGCGATTATTAAAATCACAAGTACAACACCTGCACCGATCACCATTTTTCTGTGATCTTTCCACATGTGCTCAATTGCTTCTCTTATCATTTCCATAGTTTCCTCCTAATGTATGTCACCCCAGTTTTTACCTGATTCGTAGTCTACCTTATTAGGTATCTCTAAATCAACCGCAGATTCCATAATTTCAATTATATGTTTAGCTTGTTTATCACTTTCTACAGAAATATCTAGTTCGTCATGTATCTGAATATGAGGAACTATTCCTTCTTTATAAAGTTCTAACATAGATTTTTTAGTCATGTCTGCTGCTGATCCTTGAATTAATTTATTTAAGGCTTTGTAAGTATATGCTCTTCTAATACCTGGGCCATGTTCTTGAACAGCTTGATCAAAAGGTAATGCCTTATGCATTCCAAAACTATTTGGTTCCCATAAATGAAACCGACACAGTCTTCCTAAAAGAGTTCTGATTTGTCCTCTTTGTTGGGCTCTATTTGAAACACCCTTCATTAAAGTTTTAACAAAAGGAACTCGGCTGTGATAAATAGAAAAAAGTTCTTCAGCTTTTTCTTTGGATACTCCCAGTTCGGCTTGAAGTTTTGCTTTACCCATTCCATAAAATAAACCTAGATTAATAACTTTAGCTTGAGGTCTAGGAATCTGAGCCATCTTTGCAACAATCGTATGAAAGTCTGCATCTCCTTCATGGTAAGCATTTTTAACATTAAAGACACTTGCGTCTTGATCTAAGGATGCGTAGTGAACAACCAGTCGGGGCTCTTGTTGGTTGTAATCAAAGCATCCCCACTCGCACCCTGATTCTGGTAAAAATAGGGATCGAATCAGAGGACCTAAGTCTTTATTACGAGCAGGAATTTGTTGTAGATTTGGATTAGAATAGCTGAATCGTCCTGTTACGGTTCCTCCAGTATCGGATCTAATTTGATTAATATCTGCGTGAATTCTTCCTAAATGTTCATATCTAATAATTGTATCAATAAAAGTTGTGTGGGCCTTGTTAATTTCTCTAGCTTCTGCTATCGTTCTTACCAAAGGATGTTTATGAGAAGAAAGAAAATTTTTGGTAAATGATGGCGCATTGGTTTTTGCAGTTCTTTCATAAGGTAAATTTAATTTTTCAAATACTTTTGCAATCGATCGTGCAGCCCATATTTGGGTATCTAGTCCTGTTTCTTTTTTTATTTTGTGGAGTAACATTTCTTCTGATAATGTTAGGTCTCTCTTTAGTTCATGAGCTCTTTCAACGTTCACTTTCACTCCAAGAAACCTCATGTCCACCAGGCAAGGAAAAAGATCCGTTTCCAATTCAAAAATAGCTCCTAGATCCTGGTCGCTTATTTCTTTCTGCATGGCTTTCCATAATGATAAGGTCAGCTCTGCATCACGTTCTGCATAATTACCTACATACATGGATGGCAGCTTCCACATGTCTGCCTTAGGATCAACTCCCCACTCATTCGCGGCCGCTTTTAATTCGGTTTCGTTTTTACCTTTACCAACATAGTCCCACCCTAAACTATTAAGATCATATCTAAATCTATTCTCATTTACTAAAGAAGCTGCAATCATGGTGTCAACGATTCTTCCATTAATTTTAATACCCATCGAACGAATCCAACACACATCGTACATGGCATTATGAAAAACTTTATCCGCAGGACATTCACAAACGTCCTTAAACCATTGAATTACTTTATCTTTTTCTAGGTTTCCTCCTCCTTCATGATCGAAGGGAAAGTATCCTGAGTAGCCATCAACCGCAACGGCGATGCCTACCACTTTGCCGTTACCAATAACAGAACCTGACCCCATAGATTTTAAATCCGGATCCCAAGTTTCTAAATCAATTGCAATGGTATCTGCTTGTCTTAAATCTGGAAATTCTTCGGGCTTAACCCATTCAGTTTGTGCTTCAAACATCTAGTTTATAGAACGTATACTTTAATGTAAGTTCTTCTCCTTCCTTAATGTTTCTTAATGTTATTAAATTCCATTTCTTATAGGGAAGAGGTTGCGAGGGATTGTCTTCGTTGAACATTCTAAGTTCAGCCTTAACGCAGTTAGCATCTTCGGAATGATTTAAAAATCCTCCTAGGGGCGTGCGAATAAGATGATCACCGATCTTGACATGAGTCATTCCTAGATTGGTACCTTGACCAATACCTTCTTTAGCAAAAATTCCCATGTCATGAATATCAGAAAAATTTAATCGTAATTGTTTGGGTAATGGTTTATACATCGGAGTAATCTCTTTCAATAATCATATCTATAAAGTGTTTTGCTTTTTCGAGGTCTTGTCTTTTTCCTTTCAATCGGTGTCTCAAGATATATTTTATAACGCATCCTTCTGGATAAAGCAACTCGTTTTCAATTACAAATTTGCTGGGCTGAATTTTAAAATTCTGATAGTGGGATCCACCAATTTGCTTGTCGTAGGGATTTTTCATATTTTAAACTCCTTTGATTTGTTTTTAGATTTTATTAAAAATAAATTTTTC